GATCATGCTGTGGCGGACAATGCAGTTGTGGAAACTGTGAATGTAAAAAGGAGGACTAATGAGTAACCCACGATGGAATAAACAAGCAAATACTCGTGATGCATCTACTAAAAAAATAGGTCATTACGGTAGAGGTCAAATAAGTACACCTTCCATTATTAAAAATGTTGGAGCAGCAACTGATAAAGGAAATGCACCAACTGGAACTAATAGAGAGTTAGGTGGAGAAGAAATTAAAATTGCTAAAGGAACTATTAGTGGAACAGCTCAAGGAATGGGTGCTGCCAAAAAAGGTGGTAAATATCATTGGGTTGGACCTAACGATAGTAAATGGTAGTATAGTAAATGTCTTACGCTAAAGGAAAATATGCGATAGCTATTTCCGATCGTAGTGGATTACAATTTCCCTACAATGAAATGGTGCAAGAATGGAATGGCATGTGGGTGCATACAAGTGAGTATGAACCTAAAGCACCTCAATTGATGCCACATGAACATTCTCCAGATCCTCAAGCGTTAGAACACCCAAGACCTGCACGTATAGCACCGGCAACTACACAAATGCTTCCTCCTGATCCTTTTAGGTTTACAGCAGGAAGTAAAAGTGTTTCTGTTTATATACCAGGAACTACTTATACAACTTCTGATACAATTATGTTTTGGGATGCAGCAAATAGTGGCACTGAAGGATCTACTACACAATTTCAAGGAATGGGTGTAACTGGAACTGATCGTTTTGGTATACCACCTTCTGAATTGATGGCTGCTTCTGGATTTACTCCAACAAGTGTAAGTGATGATTTTATTAATATAACAATTACTTCAACACCTTCTGCGTCTGGACCAGGCGGTGGAAATGTGGTATTTATTGGGCCAACTACGGTGAGCGCATGACAACTTACACTGAATTAGTACAACAAATAAGAGATTATACTGAAACATCTAGCGATGTTTTAACTGATACCATTGTCAATGATATTATTGAACACACTGAAAATAAGATTTTAAGAGATGTAGATTTACCTGCTTTTAGATCTTATCAATATTCTAACTTTACAGTAGGGAACGGTTTTATAACTTTACCTGGTGGAGATGAAACAGTTCCTACCCAGTTTTCTGTTATAAGAAGTGTTATGATATATCCAGCTGCTGGCACTGGAGATAGAACCTATTTAGAACAAAGAGATGTGACATTTATGAATGAATATTGGCCAGATAGAGATTCTACAGGAACACCAAAATATTATTCACAATGGGATTATAATACTATATATGTAGTTCCAACACCAGCTACTGCTAATTATGTAGAGGTAGGTTTAATCAAATTACCTGACAGATTAACTTCTACTAATAGCAACACTTGGATTGGAGATAACGCACCTGGACTTATGTTATATGGTTGCCTTGTCGAAGCTTTCAAATATTTGAAAGGCCCAGCAGAAATGCTGCAAATGTATAATCAATCGTATGAAATGGCTTTACAAGAAGTCGCTGCGCAACAAATGGGTCGAGGAAGACGTGATGAACATCAAAGTGGGGTTATTAGAATGCCACGTCCATCATTCTTACCTGGATATAGTAAACCTGGTCCATCAGGACCAATAGAAGGAGGACAATAAAATGGCAATATCATCATCATTAGTAACAACAA